CATTCTCAACGAACTGAGCTATCTCCTCCTTCTGTGCCTTGATGTCCTTGGTGGGGTCCATCTTCGCGCACAGGGACTCATAGCCCTGCAGCTTCAGGGTATCATGCAGGTAATTCCAGAGGGCCTTATCCCATTGCTCATTGAATGTTCTCAGGAACGCCGTCGCCTTGTTGATAACCAGGACATTCCTGGTCTTCCTGGCCATGTCGTTCAGCTTCGTCTGGATCATGTTCACGGGGATGTCGGACGTCGCTCCCACCTGCAGGCCGTGCTCTATGGCATCCCTGGCAATGGGCTCCTTCTTGTAGATGTCATACTCCCCACGCCACATCGCCTTGAAAATCTTGACCGGGTTGAAGTAGATACCCAGGGTCTTCGGCAGACCCATGGTGCCGATCCCGGTTTCCCCGAGGGCCACATGATGGAACAGGGAGAGACTCAGCTCAGTCTTCTTCAGGATGCCGTTCATTGTCTCATACGCCTGAATTGCCGGGTGCGTCATCCGGCTCTCGAATATCACCTTCAACGGAGCCTCAAGGTCCGGGTGAACCTTGACCGGGAGCTTGACCATCGTGTCGAGTCGCTCCTCGATCAGGTTCTTGGCGTTCTTCTCGAAGTCGAAGCCTGCCAGCTTCGTCATGATTCCATCACCCTTCAGCCTGGTAAGGGCATCAGCCGTCGCGGTAGGCGCTACTTTGCTCGCGAGGTCCGGGTTGGTGAACAGAATGGCGAAGAACTCCGCGATCTGCTCCTCGGTCGATTTGGCATAGGCTTCCTTGTCGGTCCCCGCGAACGATTCAATCCGCTTCCTGTTTACCTCGTAAAGCTCGGTCTTGTACTTGTTGAGGAACTTGTCGCCCAGGCCCAGGGTCGCATCCAGGTGATGACCTATCTCATGGGCAATGGTACGGTTCGACATGAACCGCTGAAACCTGACCTCCGGGGTATCGCCGGGCCGGTACTCCCCGGCCTTCCATGTCGGCTTCCCGAACGTCACGGGGGAAATTCTCCTGCCGATGGCGACGCCCATCTCTGCCAAGATGTCGGCAAGCTCGGGTGAAACCTTCTCCCCCATCTTGGCCTCACCGGGGATGATCAGGCCCCTTCTCAGTGCTGGATGGTCGAAGTAGGCCCAATCCTGCGGAGCCTTGTCTGCCCTCTCGATAAGGGGTACGCCGTCCTTCCTGAGCTTCTTCAGGTCTTCGACGAAACGGTTGTTCTCTATGACCCTGTTCATGACGCTGTCATGGATGCGGATGATCTCGGAAATGTCCAGGGTCTTCGGCTGAAGCCCGAACTTCTCCACGCCTTCATTGATCGTTTCGATGAACCTCTTTTTCAGGAATCGGTTCTGCGTGGTGAACCAGCTTGTCACCTCACGCTTCTTTCCCTTGGGGATGTCCCAGATATGGGTAACATAGTCCTCGATCTGCTCCGCGGACATATCCGGGGTGCTCTCCTTCATCTTCTGCCAGCCCTTGTCGAAGTGGTCCTTCACCTGTCGGGCTATCGGAGCAAGGTTCGCCTTCTCCGCTGCGTGGATCTTCTCCAGGTCCGGGCGGTTCAGGCCCTTTGGAACGTCGGTATTCTCGATGATGAACGGGATGACTTCGCGCTGTTCCCGTGAGGTGGATCGCTCGATCTCATTGATAAACAGGTTCGATTCGTAGGTCGCAAGGTTCAGGCGATACCGGCGCTCCCTGATCATGGAATGGACGGCCTTCTTTGCGTCCTCGGCGCTCTCTACCTTGAGCTGCTGCTCCTTGACCGCCTTCGCCTTGGCCTGCCGCTTCTTCTGCTCGGTAGTAATAATCGGGGGCGTCTTTCTTGCAGGTATGCCCTTCGGTGATTCACCGATGTCGGAAAGGGCTGTCTTGCCCCCCTTCTCCGGGGGGCGGGATTGCTCAAAAGGCTGGTTTCGGTTGAAGGCTTTCTCGTTAAGTATAACAGTCCCGACATTGCCCTGCTGCGAAAAATGAACAGCGTCGTATCCTGCGGATTCTGCTGCATTCACGGCGCGTTGCAACCCATCAGGGTAGAGCTCGCCTTTCCTGAGATTACCCATCACTTCTTTTTTGCCAAATACCTTTTTAAATTCAGGAGTTCCTTCGTACAATATCTTGGCATCTGGTTTCGCTGTGATGATTTCTATGTTCTCACCGTAGGCTGAAGCAAGTTTTTTATCAGAACTTACAAATAGTTTATCCTTTGCGAAGGGCGATTCTATCCGCTCAGTGCTTCCCGAAGTGGTTCCCCTGTAAAATACCTTTTCCCCACCCTCGGGCTTAGGGGTTGCTTCGGTGGTTTTTTCGCCCGGCCCCTGCTTGGAGGTCACAGGAGGCATTATATCACCTTCGATGGCATTTTCAACCACCTTCGGTTTCTCGGGTTTCGTCTCGCCGGAAGGGGCAGGGGTCTCACCCTCGGTGTATTTGATGGTGGGCTTCTCAGTGCGTAATTCAGTGCTCACCCCTGCCACCCTGTCAAAGATATCCCCCTTCGGTGACTTCTGCGCCTCGACGGTCCTGGCAATCTCCAGGGCCTTCTCATGGCCTACAATCGGGGCATTCGTCTTGTACGCCTCCCTTCCCTTCGGTCCAAGCCGGGACGCCGCCATGCCGCCAAAGATGCCCTGCGTGACCCCGCCCTCAAGACCGGCGAGCGCCTTCTCCTCCAGGCCTCCGGGTGTCCCCGTTGCCGCCTCGGTCGCTCCGATCGCACCCAGCTTGCCTGCCGCCTCGGTGGGCTTGAGCCCGTGGACCTTTCCGAACCCCTTGGCCACGATGCCGCTCTTGAGCCCGTCGATGATGCTCTGGTCAACCGGCCTGCCCTGGCCATAAGCCGCTATTGCAGAAACAGCGCCGAACGCTGCCGGGTTCGCCATGAGCGGAAGGGTCGGATCACCAAGGCTCACGACGCCCTGGAGGACCGTTTTCGTCAGCTTGTCTGCTGCGCCCTGCGGGTCGGTCTTGAATTCCTCGGCCAGCTCCCGGTCCTTCCGGGCAAGCTCCTGGTATTTCTGCTTGAGCCATGTCCCCGAGTATCCGGGCACGGCCTCTTCGATGATCTTCCCGAGCCCGGCCATGAGGTCCATGGTGTGGGCATGAACCTGGTCTGCCGCCGAGAGGATGTTCTTGCCGTGGGCCTTCAGGGTGTCCATGGCAGGGGTAGGCTCGCCGCTGCGGATGGATTCCTGTGGCCGAGATGGCGCGCCACTTGGAGCCGGGAGCAGGGACGCCTCCCGTTCACTGAGCGGTACAGGAGGGCTCTCAGGAATGACGTTCTTCTCGAAGAAGCCCATCTTGCCGGGTGCGGATGGAGCCCTGCCGGTCGGTGTTCCATAGAGCGCCTCTTCCCCCTGCCCAAGGTTCATGCCGTACAGGGCATTGAACGCCTTCTCGATAACATCCCTGAACGGAGAAGGCTTCTTTGTGGGTGCTATCTGGTCGAAGATGTCACCCTTTGAAGTGGTCCCGCCTGCCACCTGGTCGAAGATGTCGGGCATCAGAATGTCCAACCATCCTTTCTGGCCAGTTTCCGGGCCTTCTCCTTGTCGCCTCCCGCCGCATCGAGGTATGCTTTTGCCTTGGCCGGATCACTGAGCACCTTCGGGGCATTGTCGGTTTTCGGCTTGTACCTGTCCTGTATCTGTTTCGGGGCATAGGGCAGGTAATAGTCCCGCTCTGCCTCAAGGGTCTTGATCGCCTCCTTCGGGTCGCCCTTCAGTTGATCTACAAGACCAGGATTGCTCGCGGCCAGCATGGCCATTATGGGGTCACCGAGAGTCCCCTTTGTTTCCAGCGAGAAGATGGCCTTGTCGATATCCGATATCTTGTTTGCTGCCTCTTTCTGAGTAGGAGCCTTCTCGCCTTCGCCCTGCCCGGGATAGTCCATGATCTGTCCCGTAACCGTATCTTTCTGAACAAACCGGCCAGTGATGGGGTCCTTGTAGCTTATCACCTTATGGGGCCCCTGCGGTATCGCCTTCGGAGTCTCGCCCACATAGTAGCCCTTCTCCTGGAACCTGGCCTCGACCTCGGGCACGTTCTTTCTTTTCACAGTCACCGTGAATGGCTGATACTCGTTCCCGGCCTTCTTCCATGCCGTGATCTTCACCGGCTCGTTGTCCAGCTTCGCCTGCTCGAAGGCCTCCTTCTGGGCCGCCAGCTTCTCAGCCGCGGCCATGCGCTTGCTCTCGGAATCGTAGTTCATCATGGTCGGAAGAATACCCATGGCCAGGTTCGGGTCTGTGATACCCCCCATGACCTTCTTCAGGTCAAAGGGTTCGGGGACCTGCTCCACGATGGCGGGTGCTGCAGGTGTCCCGGTGTCAACGCCGCCGGACGGTGAAATGCCCTCGCCTGGTGCCGGCGTCCCTCCTGTCTGGTTCATGGCCATGGGGAAGAGCGTCTGCTTCTCTCTCGTCCCGGGAAGATTCGCCATGAGCTCAGCTATCTGGCTGGTCATGTCCTGTTTCTCGAGGCCCCTGCTGTATCCCATGGCGAGCTGCAGGATGCCCTGCCTGAGTCCCTGCCAGGGGTCCCATTGTGGAACATATATTGCGCCGTTCGCCATGCGTCACCTCCTATGATGCGAGCATTGACATGAGCTTTGCCCCGCCGGCCATGCCTATGCCAGGGGCAAGAGCATCCAGGAATCCCGTGCTTCCACCATTCACCACAGGCGTGATGGCCGGAGTCCCGAGCGCCATCTGCAGAATGTTCAGGTACGGGTTGTTGTACGGCTGCCCCTGGGTCCATTTGGACATCAGTTCGTTGATATCCAACTGATCGAGTTCCTGCTGGGTGTCGCCTGCCGCCATGGCGTAGGGGAGTCCCGCGAGCCCTGCCGTCACGTTGCTGGTCTTCGCGCCGGCCACACCGGGGATCATGCTGTTGATACCAAGGAACTTGTTCATCTCCATGTTGTCCCAGGCGTTCTTTGCGCTGTCCAGCATGGACGCCTTGGTGCCCATGAGTGAGCCCATGAGGTCCTCTGCCGATTCGGTCATGGTGTGCAGGGTCCCGCCGCTGTCGAACGAGCCTCTCCCGGCGAACAGCTCCGCGATCTGGGGCAGGGTTTCCTCCTTGTATCCCTTCATGGCAGGATCAAAAATTGACTCCTGAAACATCTTCAGGGTGCTCGTCGGGTCAAAGGACTTTGCGCTGTACCCTCCCTTGTACTTGTTCAGGAACGAGTCAAGGGCGCTGTTCACGGTCTTGTCGCCTCCGATGCCGCCCAGGAGCCCCGGGATCTGGCTGAAGATCTTGTTCTGGATGCTCGACGGGCCTGCCGTCATGTCGCCTTCGTAGACCGGGGCCCCTGCCAGGGTTGTTCCGTGGTCCGCGAGAGGCGAAGGCTGCGCCCACGGGGTCGCCCCTGCCGCTACCGCCGCGCTCGACGTGCTGTTGCTCCAGAGCGGCCTGCCGTCCTGATCGTATCCCACGATCTTTCGGCCGGCAGATGCCGTCGGCGTCACCGATCCCGCCCCTGCTGCTCCGGTCGTTGGCGTCACGGCACCACCTGTTCCTGCGCCACCTCCAGGGTTGAACAGCACATTCAGGAGGGACGTATTGAGCGACGCCAGCACCTTCTGCTGTTCCGGCGTCAGGGTGTTCTTCATATCGACGTCAGGCGGTGATCCGAATAGAAAGTCTCCCATGTCTCAGCCCTCCATTATGATTTTCTTTGACCGCTTGAACCCGTGCTTCTCGTATGCCTTCGGCCTGGTCGTGCTCCAGATGATCTTCTTCAGGTTCGCATCGTTCCTGACCATGTTGAGCAGGGCATAGGCCGCGTCTATCGGCGCCCCGTTCACGCCCTGGTACTCCTCGTCTACGGACAGGATCGACACATACAGGTTTTCGTCCAGGATGTTGATGCGAGCCCAGAGGACCCCGTGAATGATGTTCTCATTGTCGTAGAACACATAGATCAGATTCGTGGGGTTGGAGCAGATATTCTCCGACAGGGCATAGACCCTGTCGATGTTCCACTCCAGGCCCTTGACCTGTTCCAGCAGCTTCCTCGGCACGATCCTGAGATCGTAGATCCTCAGAGGCGTCAGTTCCCATATATCCTTCTGCATGTCTATCCCTTCCATACGATTGCCGTCACCGTTCCGCTGGCAAGGTCCACAGCGCCCCCGGTGTGATTCACCAGGGTAACCTTGACCGTGTTTTCTGCCGTCACCACGGCGCTTATGACCCAGCCGGCGGCCGTGACCGGGGAGAACCCTGCAAAGGCCGGATCTCCGACTGCAGCCCCTGTGACTGTTACGTCCGTGCTCGACTGAGCCCCGTTGTTGATGCTCCCCGGGTTCCAGGTGGCAGTCCCGGTGTACCGCTTGTTCAGCAGGGTCAGGATCTCGCTGAATATGTAGTCAAGGGCATTCTCGAGTGCGATAAGGTAATCGAATGCGCTCTTGAGGTTACTGAATGCCTTCATCGGCTTGATGAACCGCTTAATAGCCATGGATCGCCCCCTCCTGCTTGAAGTACGGCACGATGGCGTGGATCTCGACGGGCTGCTCGCTGGCCGTGTGGTATATCCTCATCCGGTGGTGGCTGCCCACGGCTCCTACATAAACCCTCTTCCAGACCGTCACCTTGTCCCTGCCGCTCTCATCCTCGAAGGCGAGCGTCCTGGTCAGGTACGCGGTCGGGTCCTGGTCACAGTAGAAGTCTATGGTGAGCTCGGTTTCATCGTTCGTGGTAAGGAAGAAATCGACCCAGCCAAGGTTCGCCTCCAGGCCGTTCTGGATGTAGGGGTTCCATTCCCCTGTCTCGGCCAGGAACTTGATGTCCTCCCCGTTGTCGTTATACCCGTCATTGGTCAGGAAGATGTACCCGTCATGGTCCCCTGCCAGCTTGAGCGGATACCCAGCCACGGCGCTCCCGGTGTCCCAGGTGTACTCGATGTCGTCCCAGGCGTCCTCGATGTCGTCCATGGTCAGGGTAGATCCTGCCGTGTAGCTGCCGAAGCACATGAAGGCCAGGTCATACGGGAAGAAGTTGCCGTCCTCATAATTGAAGGCGAGCACCCTGTCAGGCTCGGTCGATCCCACGGCGAAGGCCGTCCACCAGATCTGCCTGAGGTCGCGGATCTTCCCGGCATACCAGTACTTGACCTGTCCGACGTCGTAGTCGGATATGATCCCATCAGGTATGGCCGAATCAACGGGCGCAAGGTTCACGCCGTCGGTGGCGATAATGGCGCTCTTGCCTATGCCGTAGCTCTTCCCGCCGATGGTGATGGTGGAGAATGGTGCGTAGAGGCCTTCCTCCTGGCTGACTCGTTCCCACTCGAACGGGCTGGTGTAGATCCCGGTATAGTTCAGCTTCCAGAGGCTCTCCTTGAACCAGACATACAGGACATTGCCGATCATCTGGGCGCCCATGATCTCGTCAGGTGTCGGGCAGTCCACCCAGCCGTAGGAGGGCCAGGTCGTGTAGGTCCCCGCTGTGCTGCTCCTGCATCTCCGTGGCCTGAAGGTGGTTTCCTCGGTCGGCGCCAGAAGGACGATGTGACCGTGATACTCGAAGATGAACTTGCAGGTATTGACCTTGTTCGTGGACCCGCCCGTGTAATCGACCGTCAGGGCAGCGAGTGTGGTCCCGTCCCAGGTCCTGATCTGGTCAACCCCGTTCGTTATGTAAATCTTGTCGTCGGTCGCGCTGCAGCAATGAAAGAAGTTGTAATCCAGGCCGGTCCAGGTGTCCTCCTCGGCCATGTCGTTGAGCAGGCTCGTTGCCGTGTTGTACTTGCACATTCTCTTTGTGTCGAAGGCCAGGAGATATCTGCCGGTCGCCGTGTAGTGCTCCCAGATCCCCATGACCGGAAGGCCCGGGTAGAAGTTATAATCGGCCGTGATGTCGGCGTCGATCTCCGGGGCAGCATTGAAAGTCACGGAAAAGGCCCCCGTTTCGTACACTATCGTTCCGACCCCTCCGGCATCGCCGGTCAACGTCCCGTCGCCGTTGTCGGTGAACTTCTCCACGCCATCGGTGATCTCAAGGTCCCTGATAGGCACGTTCGCCAGGGTGCCGGAGAAAGTGACCTCGCTCTTATCGCCTGTCCCCACTGATTCATCTTCCACCAGGTGGACCATGCGGCCCCACTCGGTATAGCCCTTGCGCTTCTTCAGGACACCCCGCTCGACGTAGGCGTTCAGGAGCTCCTTGAAGGCGTCCTGGGGCAACAGCCACGGCTTCTTGGCCGTGACCTTGCCATATTTCAGGTCGTAGATGGGAAAGGGCTGAAAGTCGTTCATGCGCTCCTCATGCGTCGGTCAGGTAGGAGATGGTGAATTCTATGCTGTTGTTCAGAGGCAGATTTTCCTTGAAGTCGCCGGACATGAACCGTATGGTCATGTCATTACTGGAAGCGTATGCGTAGGGTTCTGCAGCTCCAGAGCCGCTTCCGGTCCTGCTTGTAACAAACAGGCCAAGAACGCCAAGGCAGTTTCCCGTGACGTTGAACTTGTAATAGTTCGATGTATCGGCCACGGTCGTCACTTCGAGCGTGTCCCCGTTGTATATGCTCGTAATCGTTATCCTACTGTAAATGGCGCTAAAATACTCCAACCTCACCTTGATAATTCTGAGAACGGCCTTTGCTGAACCCACCACCGCTGCGAGCTTCCCTCCACTGGTGATGGGCACCTCGTTTCCGTCCTCGTCCTCGTAGACCAGTTCGCTCTTGGTGCTCACGGTCTTGGTGAAGAGGGCGCCCTCGTCGGCTGCCAAAGAAGGCTTGGTGATGGGGGCCTTGAATATGACCTGCTTGTGCTTCCCGGTCTGGGTGCTGCCCGTGGCGAAGTCGTGATCCTGGCCGATGGCAGTCTCAAGGGCTTCGTTGTTTGCCCTGATCTGATCGTCCGAAGTCTTCAGCGGTGTGGTTCCGGCTGGTTTTGTCTTATCGAAGGCCATATAATGATCTCCTTTCTTACCTTATGCTGCCGGTCATGACGCCGGTGAAAGAGGGGGTGGAGGGGGGTGTTGGCTCGCTGCCCTCAATCCACGACGGGTCAGACCCTGCCGTAGCGTTCTGCAAATTCGACAGAGTGGCGAGTCCGCCCGTGCCGCAGGTGTCTCCAGCCCCCCCGCCCCCCGAGCCGGAGCTGACCTGCCCGCCGACCTGCCCGGAGAGGGCGAGACAGAATACCGTGAGGACGCTTATCAGGCCGTACAGAATCCGTACCTTGATCGGGTTCATCTGATACCTCCACTGCGTATGCCGCCAGAGCGGATAGATGGCGTGGAGGGGGATTCGGACTCCTGATAGCCACCGAGGTAGAATAAGTACTCCTCAAAATCATAGTATCCATCCCCGTCCGTGTCGGCGGTCCCGTCCTTGGTCAGATCTCCGAACACGGCTGTTTCAGTGGTGTCCCACATACCATCGCTGTCCGAGTCGGTGGGGTTGTCGCTGGAAGTGGAGAACGTGGGCCAGTCATCGGGATATGTCACATCAGCCTCATAAGCTCCGGTTCCTGCAATATAATTGGATAGGGCTGATGCGTCAACGGCGTCCCTAGTGACCTCGGTGGTCGATGAGATCCTATTGGCCCCACATCCAGCCACAACGGTGGCGGCGTATTCGCTGCTCATGGTAGTAGCCGTGACCGGGATATCGCGTACTTCGAACTCGGTCCCGCTCTGCCAATTCGTAGAGATGAGGTTCAATCCCCATCCACCACCTGAGTCGTATTGCCCCACATCCCATTGAGAGGCACCCTGTGATGTCCTGGCCCCCGAAAGACATCCGGTCATGTAAATTGCCTGATAGGCTGTCACCGACGATGGATAAAGAATTGCGGATCGTGAGGAGTCCTGGTCATTGCCCTCGCCCGACCTCACATCAGCATAACAGTGTTTCATATTGGCATAGCCGAGCTTGTTCGTACCACCGTCATTCATGGGCTGCAAATACGGCGCGTAAGTCGAATGCCAATAGTAGGATACATTATTAGTAAGGTCCATAAACCCCGCAAAGGTGAGCTCGGGCAATCTGTAATAATTATATCCATGGAAACAATGGTGCATAGTAATGCCATAGGGAACTGTATTATAAGTCTGTGTGTATCTTCCCCATATCTGTGTTCCGAGACCGTGATTAGACTCACTGTGCGGATCTTGCAGCCCCCAGGTGATCATGCACCATGAGAGTGTGACATCATAGACCGTGTAGTTGATGCTGACATTGGTGTCCGGCCCCCAAGAAAAGGAGCAATGGTCTATGATAATATTATGCGCTGGATCAGTATTGTTCTGTGTTCCGTTAATTTCAATAGACCGAGCCGTGTCAGCATCTCCAATATGAGAGCCTTTGCGGAATCGCATGTGGGTTATGATTACATTTTCCACCTGGGATAGAATGAATGATGCACCCGAGATGCAGATGCCCCCGGGTGAAGTCTGACCCGCAATGGTAAGATTATCGTTACTGACCGTCAGGGTAGTCAGTAAATTAATGGTCCCAGACACCGAGAAAACAATGATCCTTGCCCCGGATGCAACACATGCCTCCCTGAACGTAACCCCATCATCTGGATTATCGGAGAGCGTATCCACCACATAGACCGTGCCGCCTCTTCCCCCGGTGGCTGATGCCCCCATGCCCTCAGCCCCAGGAAAGGCGGGAAGAGCCCAAAGAACAGAAGGAATAAGAATAGAAAGCAGTATGATCCTTATTATTCGTATGCCCATGACGGTGCTCCTGCAACAGCTCTATTGTTATCTGTGTAGCTCACATATCCTGCCGCCGGACCCGGTATTCTCCAAACATCAGCTTGCCATCCTTCGCTTTCGGCTCCAGTATCAACTGAGGTATTATTCAAAATCAAATCCGCTGCATCAAATTCACCTCCATCAGTATTCATCCAAACCCTCACAATTCCATCATTGTTTCCTGCCGCAGTCTCAATCTTCCAGTAGACTCCTATATGATATTTGGTATTTGCAGCAAAATCTGTTTTGGATGTATTAAGCCCAGCAGTCCCACCTTTTATAATGGCTCTAAGAGTCCCCCAAGACTGATCCAATGATATTGACTGATATCCCCCCGATGTATAACACCCTGGACCTGATCTCACTCCGCTTACGTTATTAACTCTCCACCACACTTCAAAATACAATTCTGTCTGATCGGAGGAAGATAGGGCCTCTTGTATATAGTCAGTATTAGGCCCCCGGACTCCGAGAACCTCCGACCCCTCCATAGAAACCGATGTGTCATCGTCGCAGTAAACTCCATCTGAATCATACCCATCACAGTCAAGTGACTCGGCTACATCCCAGGAAGTATCTGTTCCCTCGAAGTCTTCACAGAACAGTACAGATCCAGAGCAGAAAGCAACTGGAGCCCCGCCCCCCTGCCCCACCACCACCGTCGTACTCCCTGCCCATGCCAGCGAGGACATGAGCAGGATTGTCAGTATGAGGATTCGCTTCATGGGTTCACCTCAGTTCACATCAGCATTATAGTAGCCATAGATGGTGATTTTTACATAGGTCGGCGTGTCGGCGTCATCGAAGTCCAGAGCTATCAGGTGCCCGTTCTCAATGGTCGCACCGGTTATCGAAGTATCCGATGCGGTATAGATTCCGGTTCCGTCGGTCTGGATGTTCACGGCGTCCACGGTCGCATTGTTCTGGCCGTCAGCATCGTACTCCTCGATGTTCAACTCCGTATTATCGGTTCCACTCCACGCCTTCCATCCGGTCACGATGAAGCTCATGCCTGATTCGTTCGACCAAACTACGAACTTGTCACGGACAGCATCAGCAAGGTCGTTCGGTGCTACGACCGTGACATGGATTTCCTCAAGTTTACGGGCAATGGCAACCTGTGCCGAACCGTCATAGGCCCGCATCCATCCATCGGTATCCCATGAGATTTCACCAGCGGCATCAACGTCAGGGTCATCGCTGTTCGGTATCTCAAGAGATGTGGCCCCGCCAGCGTCTATGGCACCTGATACCGTTGACAACGTAACCGTGTTGGAATCGCAGTCCAGTGCATTTACTCCCATATCGACCGGGCCGAGCATACGGATTGCGGTGTCGGCTTCAATGTCTAAGTACCCATCGTTCAGGGACGCAATGTAAATGGCCGAATCCCTGAACTGGAACTGCATGGCATCGTTTAGGATAATACCCGTGTCTGCCACATGGGTAAGGGAAACATCCTGATCTGCGCCCATGTAGATCACCGCCGCATCACCCATGTAGATGTTGCCAATTTCTCCACTGGTTGAACCTATTGCACCCGTGTACTCGGTGAGGTCGAGGGCTACATTAATTTCCGTGTTGGGGTCTTCTGTGAGGTCGAACCCTGCCCCGAAGTCGAGGGTTACAATATCGGCATCACCCACACCGGAGTTTGCTTCCTCAAGCGTGGTGAGTGTACCGCCTCCACCGCCGCCGAGGGTTGCAGGGTCTGTCCAGCCCATCGTGCCGTCTGCGTCACAGTTCAGGAGGTAGTTTTCGCCGCCGGGAAGTGCACTCGGTGCCGTCAATGCCACATTCGCCGCCATCGCTGTGGCCGTGATCTGGAAGTAATTATCGCCAGCTTCACCGTTGCCCTCGTAGAGCCTCATGTACTGCGGGTCGGTGGTGCGGGTAGTGGATATAGAATCAGCCACGAATGCCCCTGTAAGCGTAAGAGTTCCAGCGGAAGGTGTCAGGTAAACACTCTGGTCATTCTGGAAGTAGATGACCCCACCGTCATGCAGATAGAGGTCGCCCCATTCTGCCGCCGTGCTGCCAAGGTCAGAGCCACCCGCGGACCCGGGGAGTATATTGCCGGTCACAGTCAGAGCCCCACCGACAGCGAGGGCCAGATTAAGCGACAGGCCCGTATTATCCACATGAGTCAGGGTGCATTCCGTCGCATCTTCCCATGCTATCACGGTTGCATTTGCAAGCCTCAAGACCCCCTGATCTGCGGGATCCGCACCGAGGGCGATGTACGCCGATGCATCCGGCATGGTCAGGATGCCATGCTGGCCGACCTTGAATTTGCTGTCCCCTGAAGAGTTGTCCAGGCAGTCGAGGAATACCGTCTGTGCGTCACCGTCAGCCGTGTAGCCGAGGGTCAAGAGAGCTCCTGCGCTTGGATCTGCCGCCGTGTTGGATATCGTCACGCCGCCCCAGGTGGCCGTGGACGAGGTGAACCCGAGGGTGTATGGCCCCATCGTAAACGACTTGTTGTCGCCTGGATTCCCTACCCCATCGAGAGTGGTGCTGCCCGATGCGAGAAACGGCCCCACCGTGCTCCCGTTGATTCTTGCGTACAGGCCGCTCGTGGTCGTCCATATTTCGCCGTTCGTCGGAGAGGAATGAGCCGTGCCGTGGGGGAGAATAAGGCTGTGCTGCGATGTCCCAACGGCGGGAAGCTGCACGGCCCCGGTGAATGTCGCCCCGGTGAGCTCTGCATATGTCGTGTACTCCAGGGGCACGATCCGGCTTGACACCGTGCCGAACTTGAAGCTCTGTCCCGCGCTCGGCAGGGTGTTGGTGAACTGGAAGGAATATGCCCCGCCGGACGGTGCACTCGCCGGTCCCTTGAGGGATGTATACAGACCCGACGGGGTTGCCTCTGCCGCATAGAGCACAGCCTCACCAGCCGTCGCTGCGACCTGCGGGGTTGTGAACGACTTTCCTGTCACGTCGCCGTCTGCATCGACGCTGAAGCCGTTGGTTACGATGATGTTGCTCCCGATGGTCTGCCCGGACTGCACGAGCGATGTCATGGTGGCAGCACCGATGGTCGGGGTTACGAGGGTCGGGGAGGTTGCGAGGACAAGTGCCCCGCTGCCTGTCTCGTCCGATATGACACCCGCCAGTTCAGCCGATGTCGTGGCAGCGAACGCACTCAGTTTGTTGCTGGTCAATGCCGCAGTCCCGGTTCCGGGCACCGTCAGGGTGTAGTCCGAGGCCGCCGAGAGCGTGACCCCGTTGACCGATTTGTTCGTCAGGGCCTCAGACCCTGCCAGCGTCGCAAGGGTGCCGGTAGTCGGAAGGGTGACGGCGGTGTTGTTCGAGAGCGTCAAGCCGAGCGTGTAATTGCCGGTAAACGTGATGGTATTGTTCGCCCCGTTTGCCACGCCGGTCCCGCCGATGGCAGGGGTTATGGTCGGAAGATCCGCGACGCCGAGCGCCCTGAACCCCGGAGCAGAGGTCGTCCCGTTCCCCACGAATACGGTATTCGCCGCGCCGAGGGCAACGGCCGTCTGTGCCTGAGAACCATTGGAATAATAGATCCTGTTCGCCGTGGGTGCCGCCAAGGTAGCGAGATCCGCGTCGTATGCCTGCACATTGGTTCCGGGTACGAGAGACAGCAGGGTCCTCATTGCCGAGTAATCCGCTGCAGCGACAAGGCTCTGGCCGTTGGCGCTCGGGGTCACTCCTGCCCAGGTGGCCAGGTCAGCATCGTAAGCCTGTACGTTCGTTCCAATAGCAAGCCCGAGGGCCGTCCTCATCGCTGAATAGTCGGCACAGCCCAGCAGGCTCTGCACGTTGGCAGATGGCGTTATCCCGGCAAATGTCGTGAGGTCAGCGTCATACGCCTGGACATTGGTGCCGATCACCAGACCGAGGGCGGTCCTGACGTCTGCAGGGGCAACCGACTGCCACTGAGAACCGTCGGCTACCATCATGTAGGTGTTCGTGACAGGCTCTGCTTCTACGGCCACGATATTAGGATAAGACGCAACCAGCATGTCGCCTGCGCCGGCTGGAGTGTCGAACGTGCCGTCGCTCTTCAGGTATGATCCGGCAACCCCGGCCTTGATCGCTCTCCCCTGGGTACCGTCCCACCAGACAGGGCCTGCCGTGGAGGCATTAACCGCGATGTCGGTCAGGTCGGAAAAGGCCGAAGCACCGGCACCGCCTGAGTTTGCTGCCCATGCTGGATCATTCGCTCCCTGGGTCAGGATGTAGTTCTCGGTTCCCTTTGGGAGCCTGGTCCATCCTGCCGCACCGTAGTAGATAATGTCGCCCCGGGAGCCCGAGATCCCGGCCAGTGCCGTGAGGTCCGCATCGAGGCCCTGGACCGTGACGCCTATGGCAGCGGGGGCCAGGTAGTCGGTTCCCGCCACGGCCGCGCTGAAGCCTGATCCGTTACCGGCGCCCTTGACGAGGCCCGTGATGCCGCCAGCTATCGAGGTCAGGTCAGCATCGACAGCCACATAATCGGTCCCGGCGGCTGCCGCGGCGTACCCTCCACCATTTCCTGCACCTTTGACAAGACCAGTGATCCCTGAAGCCAGAGAAGTGAGGTCTGCATCGTAGGCCTGCACATTCGACCCGATGGAGAGCCCCAGGTTATTCCGTGCCGTTGAAGCGTCCGCAGAGGTCAGGAAGGTCTGAACGGTCGCTGACGGGGTGATCCCCGCGTAGGTTGTCAGGTCTGCATCATAGGCCTGGATGTCTGTCCCGATCTCAAGGTCGAGCAAGGCTTTCATGGCCGCATAGTTCGCGGCTGTCACCAGAGCCTTGCCGTTGGCCGATACCACCACCTCGGCAGAGAGGGATCCCTCTGCCTGATCGGTGAGGTAGTGAGCCGCCGGAGATGCCAGGGCGGCAACAACGGCCTCGATCTTGTCCCTGACTGCATTCTGGGAAGGGGCCAGCGTGGTCGAGCCGTTCCACGCGGTTGCATCATAGGCATCGTCGGAAACCCCGGCCGATGTGGCATAGGCCGCTATGGATGCCTGTATCTCCTCAAGGACTGCCTGGGCGTCATCCCCGGTCCATCCCCCCGTGGAGTTGTCTACATAGACCTCGGAGGCCGTACCCCCGCCGGAGCCCTTCTGGATACCGGCGACGACCGGCAGGGCCAGGGCCGCTATGATGAGGATTGCGTAAAAGAGTCTCTTGGCCATTACTTACCTCCCTGAGTCCTGACCCTTGGGGGGTATTCCTGGGACATTCTCACCCGGATAGATCCGCTCGATACCGTGGCATACGCCCGGAGCTTCACGCCGTTCTCGGGGACCTCAAGGATCTTACAGGCTTCGCCCGTGAAGGTGTCGCCGGTGTCGATCCATTCTCCGCTGCCATCTCCGAGGGTGTGGTAAAGTTGAACCTTGACCGTGCCGGAGAAGGAGCCTCCGGTCGTGTTGTAGGCGCAGACCAGGACGTCGCCCTGGAATGTCGTTCCTGCCGTGGAGCTTGCCCCGGTCGTTGTGAACTCCTTGTACTCGACCGCGTTGGTGAACGCCTGGAGGGTGGAAACCATGGCGATGATGCCCACCACCAGGGCGGCTAGTGATATGATGAGTGTCCTTTCCTTCTTCATGGTTTCTCTCCTCCTGTTACAGTTTGTCGAAGACTTTTCTTTTGTGAAAACACGGGTAGCTGAAGGCGCACACGGCCGCGTACATCGGGTACTTGACATAGAAGGGCTTCTCTCTGGCCGTCATGGCTTCGAGGAATACCTTGTTGGCGTCCATGAAGCTGATCCTGCAGGAGCCCACGCAGTCCTTGCGGAATAGGTAGTCATGGATCACGCCTTCCCGGTGCGCCCGTGCGCCGTACAGCCAGTATGCTATGGGCACCCTTGGAACGCTGGCAAAGTCGGTCTGAAAGCCAGCAGGCACCTGAATCCTTCCCACCAGGGGGGACCAGTAGGCAAGCGGAGCTTCGAGCTCCCAGATGCCGTCGCCCTTGGCGAGCCTTACTTCAAGCTCGCTGATGAAATAGGCCTTCTTCTCTGCCTTGGCCATGATCTCCCTCACCCTCTCCCTTCTCGCTTCCCCGAGGTCATTTCAGCCAGTTCCATGGCCATATTTTCCAGGCCCAGATGCTGTTGATGACCTTCTCAGCCACGGGGGCAGCCTGGGCAGCCGCGATGACGGCCAGGTCCTCCTTGGTGAGCTCGTCCAGGTTCATGATGATGATGGCCAGCTCCGGGGGCACGTTAAGCAGCTCCTGGTTCTCGATCAGCCATGCCTTGCGGCTTGTGTGGTTGCCTTTGAGCACCCGGAAGTAGAAGTCGGTCTGCTGGGGCGCCGATGCCCCTGAAAGCAGCGTCTGGTAGAACAGCCTGATAGCCTTGCGGTCTTCCTGTTTCATGGTTCACCTCTTCAGTTTCTGTCTCGCTGCAACATGCCCTCGATCCTGGCCACGGCCTCTCTTGTTGCGTTGATCTTGTCGTGCATGTCGCCGAATCCATCCTTGACTTCGCCGCATAACTTCGTGACCGACTCGACCATGTGGTGATGCTCCGCACAGAATCGAGGGCCACCGTTCCCATTGTCCTTCTTCGTCGTGGCACTGTACTTCGTGTGGATGTACTTACCGCCAAACCCGATGACCACGATGGCGCTGCCTATCACGGTGCCGACGATTTCGGGATCTATGGCCATCAGGCGGCCCTCCTGTAGTATTGGATTCTCTTCAGCCATCCATGACCGTACTTCTCGCTTGGGTTCTTCGGATCCTGTAGGGCTGCTTCCACGATGGCCGCGTATTTCATGAACTGATAACCATTGAGAGCCTTATGCAGGCTCATGGCGTCCTTGATGCACCATTTGTTGATCTTTCCAAGGGTGTCAGGCCCCATCTTTCCGTCTGGGTCGATATGCTCCCCGAGGAACCGAAGGGCTCGCTGGGCGATCCGGATGGCCGGAGCTGCTCCACAGTTGACCGATGTGTCGAACAGCTCAAACGCGATCTGCTCGTCAGTGATGTCATCAAGCTTAAGCGGAGCCCACCAATCCATAAAGTAGATGGCCTCGGCGTCCTGTAAGGTGAGGCTCTTGATGTCAAGGCTTGGATACCTGGCAGCGGAAAGGCCGTACTTCGTGCCCTTGAGCTCGCCCTTGCCGATCTCCCCGCCTGTCCAGTTGCCTTTATCGTCCGGATCTGCTCCATACCCGCCTTCGAGCCCTATGATGTCCTTGAAAGCCTGGAGGAATCGCTTTGTCATCATCACCACCTCGGAGCCGCTCGCTGGCCACTGAGCCGGTGAGCAGCATCGTATCCGGCCAGTGATAGGTAATACCGCTTGCCTGCCTCTGCCGCGGAAACATCCCTGCCCTTCTCCAGGAGGATGATCTCTGACGCTATGAAGGCGATAAGAGGCCCCCATGATGGGTCGAGCGGCTTGTCTGTTGCTTCTTCGAGGGCCTCCGGGCACTTCCGGGTGACGGGGATCTTGACCTCGTATGCGTCGTCCGGGATTGTTCGGAGCCAGATCTTCCTGCCCTCGATGAGAATGTCGGTAGGTGTGCCTTCGGTATAGGTTTCACCCTCCGGCCAGATGGCGAAGAATGCCGCCCTGTCGTAGTAGACCGAGGCGTCTGCATCGTCGACGGTGATATAGCTGCCGTCGAAGGCGATGATGTTCGCCCCGTCGTCGCTGGCCAGGTCGTCGATGGTGTACTCTCCGGTGCTGGCAACGGTGTCGAACGTGAACCATGCATGAAACTGAGTGTGACCCAACAGCCGCGGGAGCTCGTTGCAGTAGGCCTGGTTGATGTGGCCGTCGATGGTTCCATCTGCCATCTGTCCGGTGGACAGGTAGCCCGTGATGGATCGAACCTTGCTCCGTATGGCTGTCAGGTCCCACTCGTACATGCTATTTACCCCTGCTGATCAGGTCGCTGGACAGTTTCGCGGTCGGAAGGAGATCGACGTACACGGCGGTCACGCCGGCCGTGGTCCACTCGGTTGTGCCGCCCACGAAGTCTGCCCCGGTATGAATGACCGTGGCGTACCCCAGACGGGCATGGTCGGTCTGAACTGCCGGAAGTCCCGCGACTGCAAGGGCTGCCGATGCGTAGCCGGTGGTGTTTGCCGCCGCTCCGATCTCGTCAATGGTTCCGTTCGTACCGACCTCGAGCGCCCAGGCTCCGTACTTGTTCTGAGGGATCGTATCAACCGGAGCCGTTTCTGCCGAAGCGACGTAGTACATGACGCCATTGATCATGTACCAGGTGTTGCTGATCTTTAGCTTGGCAGCCGCGCTGCCATAGGTCAGCCCCGGATCACTGAGAACGTAATCGTCAGTGCTGAGATACGCGAGAATGTCGTCCTGCTGGTAGTCCATGCGCTCGAGGATCTTCAGCAGCAACTGCGGGTTCTTGACAGCTTCCAGGTTGATCCTGAGAGCCCCCGCCGACCATGCGATGACAGCCACGGCCATGATGGTGAGCAAAGGAATGACTATCCTGAATAGCCTTTTCACTGGCTTGCCTCCTTGGTTTTGCGAGCAGGGGCAGACACCATGGACTGAAGGCTTGCGATGCCCTTCTCGGTCAGCGTGGCGGTGAACCTGGCCCTCTTGTGGGAGAAGTCGGTCTTCATCTGTCCGGTGGTGAGGTCCTGGACAGTCACCGGGGCTGGAACCTGCATGGAGTTGATGTGGTGGTAGACCGACAGCGGGAGCGTGACGGTTTCGCCGTCCTTTATGCTGTACTTCTTCACCCGCCTGAAGGTGAACTCGATCGGTACGCCCTGGTTGAGGAAGTCGTGATTCCTCACGATGCACTCGACCTTGGGCTCCTCCTCCAGCTCTTTCAGCCACCTCTTCTTCGCTTCCTTCAACTGTGCCGCCTGTTCCTTGTCTCTCTTCTTCAGTTCAGGATTCATGACTCCCTCTCGCTTATGGCCGAAGGGGGCCGGAGCCCCCTCATGGCCTGGTTAGGTTACGCGTTGATGTCGCCGTGGTCCTTGACCTTGTCCGCGCCGATGGCGATGTACCAGAGCTCGTCGCTGTCGTCGGAGAAGTCCGCGCTGATGGTGATGCCCTTCTGGGCGGTGTTCCTCACGGGGTCGTCGTCATCGTTGCTGGTGCCCTTGTCGAGGGCGGTGGTGGCGTAGGTGTAGTCCGAGATGTAGCCGCCGGAGCTGACATAGTCCCATGTCAGGCCAGCGGTTGTACCGTTGTCTGCCAGAGACTTCGCCTGGATCTCCGCGGCGTCGACCATCTCGCCGCCGAACCACACCGAGAGGAATACCTCGCCTGCTGTCGCCATGGCGTTGAACAGAAAGACAACGTCGGGGACGAAACCAAGGGGCAGGTTGATTGCCTTCCCGTCCGATTCAAGATGTCCTACAACTATCTGAGACATTGATTTTTCCTCCTTCCCTTTACGGGCCTTAGCTGTGGGTGACCTGCAGAAGCTGAATGAAGTTGTCATTCAGGATCCGCGCTACGAATGCCATCTTCCAGCCTGCCGTGGCCCTCTGGTTCAACGGGTCGGAAGTGCCGCCGCTGCCGAACGCCTTCACGATGCTCTCGCTGCCGCTCTCGAGGTCGGTCACGGCATAGGCGTTCTTGCCGATGATCGGCAGGTCGTACTCGTCCGGGTTCGGCGTTTCGTTCTTCGCCGCTACCGAGCTGACGAGCCAGCGGACATTGCCGGTCGAGCCCCACTCGCCGTCGACCACGCCTTCCTGGCGCGGATACTCCGAGGTGCTCTTGAAGTTGCTCACATCCTCGAGGTCGTCGATGAGGTCGGTGTGTGCGATGCCCCAGAAGGCGTCCCTGATGGGTGACGTGCCTACCCCTGTGGAAGCGGTGATCTTCGGAGCGAAGAACTCAGCGTCTGCCCCCAGGAGCGTCTTGACCAGGTCGTCGATGTCGGCCTTGGTGATCTCGGTCGGAGTGTTGCCATTGGACCCGCCTGCCGCATGGGTCGCGGTGAGCGATGCAATCAGGATGTCCCTGACGAGCTCGTCACGGGTGCGGCCTTCCTGGTCGCCCAGCTCCTCCTGGGCCACGGTGAGAACGGGGTCCTCAACCGTCATGTTGACCCAATCGGTGACGTAGACAAAATCCATCCTGTTACTTTCAGCCGCGTCACCTGTCGGCTTACTGACCTCAGTAAAGAGGCGGGGGAACGCTTCGATTCCCCTCTTATGATTTCTCATAAGTTCAGACTGTCGCTTCATTCTCACGAATGTCCTTTCGCTCAGTCGTTGCGGGTGCTCCAACGGCATTGAGCTTGCGAACCTTCCAGAACGCATCCTCACGCCGCTGTAGTTCCTGTGGCGTCAAAGCAAGGTGAACATTCTTGTCCGGCCAGTATTCGCAAAACTCCAAAACAGCTTGCGCCTGTTCCTTCTTCACAATCAGATAAGGCATGAGCTTATTGAGGGCCGCGATTACCATTGGCCTGGACGTGATTGCCCACCGATATATAACCTTGCGACCATCAGGAACGCGTTCTTCTCTCACTGATCCACCAAGAACGGACTGCAAAAGATCACAGACATCCTTGGAGGTCATCCCGACCGATATTTGTCCGGCATGAATAGGATTCTTCCGCTTGAGCTGCCTTAGCGTTTTATCTCCAGCGCAACGATTAATGCGGATTGTGCCCTCGCCGTCGATTATCCCGGCCAGATATGAGATGAGAACCGCTTCCCTCGGGTTACCTTGCATGGATTGTCATCTCCTTGTTTAGGCGTTCCCGTAAATCAGAAAGGATTTGCGTACGGCAATTTTATGGCTACCGTACTGGCTGACCTTGGCGAGCAGGTCGGTCTTGGAGAGCTTCTGCCCTGCAGGGGTCACGCCCTCGGTGAGCGGCGTGGTGGCCGTGGTCAGGGTGCCATACCTGCGGAACTTGATGGTGTCGCCTGACTTGGAAGGCAGGTTCCGGGTCTGCGCGAACTTCTCATGGAAGAGCTTTGCCCTTGCATTTGCCAGAAGCTCACGGTCGTAGAATATCGCTACGGCTGCGGGGACTTCGGTTGTGGTGGTAAGTTCCATTTCTGTGTCCTCCTTCGGACTGTCTCACCCCACCCCTACAGGCCCATGTCCTTCTTCTTCTGCTGCCGGTACGCCTCGTACTGCTCCGGCGTCATGCTCTTCAGGAGCGCCACCACGTCGTCAAGAGCCCCGCCACCACCGGAGCCTGGTGCTCCAGGCTTCTTGGCATTGGCGAGGATTGCGCGAGCGATTTCACTCAAGGCATCGACCGGTGCAGCGGGAGGAGCCTTTGGCGCTTCCGGTGACAGTCCAGCGGCCTTCGGCGCTGCGTTCTTGGCGAACCTTGTCAGCGTCTGGGCCAGGATGAACTGTGCCGGCGCGGGAAGGACCTTGATGACCTGCGCGAGCGCGGGGTCTTCCGCTATGATCTTGGGGATGTGCGTCCTGATGTCGTCGTTGGTGACATCAGAGAACTGAGCCTGCCGCTGCTGTACCGCTATCGCCCCGGCTATCTGCTGGAGCATCCCCATGAACTTCGGCACGACTTTCGCCTTGATGTCGGCACCGGTCATGAGGTCGTCGTCGTCCAGGTCAGCGAACGGGTCCGCTGGCTGGGCAGGTTCGTTAAGCGGCGCTGGCGCTCCAAACTGCGACGGAGCTGGCTGGAACGATCCCGGCACATGGTTTGCCCTGGCAAGCTCCAGTTCCCTCTCTATCTGCTGCCTCTTTGAACGCTCATCCCTCAATCCCTCCAGGAACGCCCTTTCACGATCACTCAGGTTGAGGTCGTCTGCAGGCGCTGCTGGCTGGGCCCCTGGTTCCGTTGGTGCCGCTGGCGGCGCGGCCGGCTGTCCACCATCCCCGGCGGCGGGAGCTGCTGCTACGCCCGTGCTGGTCGGATCTACCGCTGATTCTGACATTTTCGCCCTCTCTTTCGTTCGCCCGTTATCCCCGGCGGCGGGTTGGGTTACTTCTTCGCTGCCTTCTTGGCAGGAGCCTTCTTGGACCTGTTCGGCTTGGGCTCCTTCTCCTTGGGCTCCACCCTCTCGGGTACGCTGGGTTCAGGCAATGTCATGGTCTGCATGAACCACCTGCCGTCATCGGTCCTGTTGAAGGAGCCGTCGGGCCGGTAGCCCTCGTCGTATGCCCTGTTGACCTTGTCCTGAAGCCCTGCAGCCGTGCGATCTATGACGAGCCTTACTCTGTCCATGTTCACCTCACGCGTTTATGATGGGCACGTTCAGGGCGAATGCCCTGCTTGCCACCTCTTCGATTACCTGGTCGAACGGGGTTGCGCCCTGGGTGTGCGGGATGTCCCGGGGCAGGATCCAGACCCACTCGGCCTTGCCCTTCTGGTTGTCCACCTTGAGCAGGCCCGTGCCCAGCATGGGGACCGGCTTGCCTCCCACATAAGGGATCACCTTGCGGAGCTGGTCCTTCCGCATGATCCTGACCGTGGTGCGGTGGATTGTGTGGTCTATCGCGTCGCTCTGGTTGAAGAAGTAGATGTAGTAGGGCTCCGTCAGGTGGGAGCACTCATGCATTGCCCTGCGGATACTGGCCATGAGCTCCTGACCGAAACAGTCTCTGATGGTGCCGATCTCATGCTTCATTGAGCGCCCCCTGCCTGCATGGCCTGTTCCCGCTGCAGGTTGCGGTCCTCAATGCGCTGCTGGGCCTCGAACATGAGATTGATCAGGTCGAGCGCCCTCTGTGCCCCGATGTCCTGGATCTCCGCTGCCGCCTTGGCGCGGTCCAGGGCGGCGGTCGCCCTGTTCTCCTCTGCCTGGGTCAGCTTCTCCCTGGCCTGGGCAACCTGGAGCATCTGGGTGGCCTGCATGACCTGCTTGGTGATCTCGTCGAGCTGCATCTGCCGCTGGGCCTGCTGGCTCTGCTGCTGCTCTGCCTTGACCAACGCCTTCTTGATCTCGCCATTGAGCTGTACCGGCATGTATTCGACCAGGAGCTCCATGGGCACGGCATAGCCGTCCTTCCGCATGGCCTTGAGCTCCGCGTAGAACATCTGTCGCTGGGTGTCGGTGAGCAGGCCCTCGGTCACGGCGCAGTCGTAGCGCCCGAAGCCCTTGGTGTAGAACGCCTGGGAAGGCTCCTGTCCGGTGACCCGCTTGACCTTGTCCGGGGTCCAGTTCTTGGTCACGGCCTCGATGAGCCGGAGGCCGACGGTCTGCTTGGCGAAGCGGTAATTGTCGAAGTACTCCTGGAGCCCCACCAAGCCTGCAGCCATACGCATCTTTGCCAGGACGCCGGCCACCTCGAGCTGGTCGTTCTCGGGCGCCCCGAACATCTCCTGATTCACCCCGCCGATGTCGGGGATCTCGCGGTCCAGGATCTCCTGCAACTGGAAGTGGCTCTGCGGGACGTCCGTGCCCCGGAGCTGCTCCACGTCGGTCATCTCCGCATCGTCGGTCATCCAGACCACGCGGCCCTGGCCGGAGCGGTAGAGGTCGTCCTTGTTGAGCACAGCCTTGCCCTTGGCCTTCCATCCCGAGTTGATCTGGCTCTCGATGATGTCGAGCATCTGGCTCATGCGCTTGTTCTTCTCGGTCTGCGGGTCGCGGAGCTGCCTCGAGAGCCCCTGGATCTTGTAGGCCCAATCCTCGTACTCGGGGACGTAGGTGCCCATGACCGGGACCAGGGGGAAGTGGGACTCGATGCCCGTAGGGTCGGGCCCGTGGTACACGCACAGGTTCTGCAGGATGATGTCGAGCTCAACGACTCCCTTGCTCTTCTTGATCTTCTCGAACCGCTCGCCGTGCATGGCGTAGGCTATTTCAAGGGCCTGGTTGACCTTGGCGGTGGGCATATCCACTTCCCGGGTGGCACCGGTCTGACGGTCCAGGATCAGCCACGCGGTCTTCGTGGTGCGTCGCCAGAAGTAGTACAGGTTCAGCCGCGGCCTGTTGAGCGTGTCCCGGTGGCTCGTCATGAGAGGGAACTTGTTGTCCATGCCGGACAGCCTCAGGCCGTCGATGTCGTCAGGGTCCATGAACGGGAGCAGGATCTTCGCCTGGTCCTTGTTCGGGGCCATCCTGATCATGGCGTAATCGCAGTCGTCCAGGTTGCGCCTGGTGAAGGTCGGGTCCAGGAGGAACTGGTTGTGCGGGTGCCTGAAGACCTGCGGGTCGCCGTTGACGATGTCCTGCATGTAGTCCATGCCGATGTGCAGGAGGTTGATACCGCTCATGAGTGCCCCGGCCTCGAAGCCCTCGGACATGGTCAGGTACATCTGGTTGCTCGAGAACAGCCACAGGAGGATGGCGGTGAGCTGCTCCGCGGTCTGTACGTCGGAGCCTTCCACGGGGTCTGCCTTCAGGGACAGCCGGTTCTTACGCTGGTAGCCGCTGATGAGCTTGACAATCCGCATCATCTTGTTGAAGTGCAGGGCTGCCCTTCCCTGCTTGAGCAGGTAGGCTTCTTCCTCTGCGCTCCACTGTTTGCCGAGGACGAACTCGATGTCCCTCTTCATCTCGGTCCAGGCCTGGGACCATGCAGGGTACGCATTGTTGTAGGCCTCGTTGAAGTCCTTGACGTAGTTCGCCCCGTTCTGGACCCCGAGGTCCCGGTATCCTGCCTGAGATTTCTTAGCGGCCATAGGCGCTCCTCACTGACGGCGGTGCGTTCTTGAGCCAGAGGTCCTTGACTGCCGCCTCTGTCAGGGTGCCCGAGTCGGGGAATACGGCCTTGAGGTCCTGGTCTACGATGCGAGCCATGTCGTCGAGGATGTCGTCATGCTGCGCAAAGGGGAACATGCTGAACTCTTCATCTATGAACAGCTTGACGAGGTCCTGCTCCTTGCCTTGGTAATCCGTGAAGATGAGCCGTGGCGGCAGGAAGAACCGATGGTTCTCGAAGAGCGGTATCAGCTTGCGGATTCGGTCATTCTTAGGCATGGGGCCGCCGAGGGGAGTAATGGTGAAGCGGTATTCCTCGAGCTTCTGGGTGTCCTCGATGTGCTCTATGTCAGAATCTTTGCCATACTTCTCGTATCCCGTGGCCTTGGGCCGGTACTTGCGATGGAAGGCCATAAGGCGGCTGGTGCGCTCGGTGAGGTTCAGACGATCCCTGATGCCGTCGATCAGGTAGTAGTTCTGGTCTGGGCCCAGGCCTATGACGAGCATAACGGTGTAGTCGTTGTCTTTCTTCTTCTCGCCTGCTGGGTCACAGAGCAGGTACTTGTTCATGCCCTGGTGGTTGACGCCGCCCCAGAAGCTCAACCAATCCTCCTTGAAGTTCTGGGCCTCGTCGGCAACGGGATCCTGGAGTATCTGGCAGGAGAAGACGTAGGATCCCATCTTCTTCCGCTTCGCGTCCATGAACTCCCTGGTCCAGAGGACAGGATACCCGTCCGGCTTCCCGTCGATGGTCCCGGGATACTTGCGCTCGATGGCTGCCTCGCGCTTCTTGATCTCGCGGTACGGGTCGTTGAAGTGGTAGCGGGTTCCTACATATCGCTCCACGTTGGCGCCGTGGTATTTTGTGGGGTTTGCGCTGCCCAGGTTGAGCGAGAGCTCCCAGGCCTTGGTCGCCTTGGCGATCATCTCGGGGTTGCCTACATGCCGCTCGTCAATGATGTCGTCGTAAATCCTGATGTTGTAGTGAGCCGATGTGGGCATGCCTTCGATGAGCCCCCATGCCGAAAGGGTAGGCTCCTTGGGGTTGCCCTGGCGCTTCACGATAAGGCCGTCATCGAGTGACCAGGTAGGCGCTTCCTTCTCGGGATTTGCCCAGAGGACAGACGGGAATAAGCCCTTCAGGACCACGTTCTCGGTGAGCTCCTGCTTGATCTGGCTCATGAACTTCTTGGCTATGGGCCTGTTAAGCGAGAAGATGGCAATGCAGAGCTCGGGATCCCTGATGATGTCCTGGATGGTCAGGCCGAAGGTGATGATCGTCGACTTGTAATGCTCCCGGGCCCAGAGGTCCAGGTACCCGTTCGGGTTGGCCTCCACCTCCCTGCAGCGCTCGAAGAGCCAATCGCGGTTTATGTCCATGCGCCGGCATACGCGGCTCAGAAGGAAGAACAGATCCTGCTGGCAGAGGACCCTATGAATGTCGCGGGGCTGCGCGAGTGCTGCCACTTCATCGTACAGGTTATTGCATTGCTTCCGGGTCAGGCCTGCCGTGATCGAATCAATCATTGCCTGCCTCCCGGTGCTTCGCCGCCATGTCCTTCAAGGCATCAATGGCGGCCTTCTCGAGCTCGGTTCCTTCCGGCAAGGTGTGCTCATGCTTGGTTGGGGCGAATGATCCGAGGAGCCTGAAGCCCATATCCGCGGCCTCGAGCCTGATCTTGTGATCGATCTCGTCGAACTGTACCAGGGTGTCGCCGTCATCGTAGGCCGTGCCCTGCTTGGAGATCTCCGGCTTGTAGCCTTCGGCCATGATGCGAACGCCCTTGGCCAGCTTCTTCCGGCCGTTCCTGTACGATGCTATCTTGCCCTTGATCTTGTGGGTCCTGGTGACCTTGGCATTGATCCCGTCTTGAACTACCCTGAGAAAGTCATCGATAGACATGCCGCGCTTATCCATCGCATCCCGCGCGGTCATTACGTTGCGCTCCCTCACTTCTGAGGCTTCTACCGGCATGAACAGTGTATGTCATAGGCACGAAAATTGCGCCAAAAGGCTAACAGGTGGGCGACTCAGGAGGTCATCTGAGGTGGCCGACTCAGCTGGTCAAAATTCATGTCTTTGAATTTTCTTGGCATTTGGATTGCATAGAGAAGAGGCCCCGGGGTGGGTAAGGTCCCGGGGGCCGTGAGGAGGAGATGAGGAGTGCTTAGATTGTCTCGCCTTTCTCTGCTTTCAGCGAGAGCCAGTTTATGAGTGTGCTCTTGACGGCGCACACTCGCCGCCGCGGTGGCCTGCCCTTGACCAAGATGAATGTGACGCCTGCCTTGTCGAGCTCGCAGCGCATGGTCTTGAGCTTACTGACGGAGATCCCGAGGAAGTCAGCTATCTTTTCCTGACTGTCTAGGATCTCAGCCATGCTATTTCCCCGCTGGTGCTTCCGGCGCTATGTCTGCAGGGGCTGGGGTGATGGTTGCGGGGGCCTCCTTTGCGTTCGGATCCGGCAGGAGCTTATCGTTCGGGAAGTAGGTCTTCATGACCTTCTCGTATGATGTGCGGTCCACCAGGTTCAACCGCTTGAGGTAGGAGTTGAGCTTCTGGTTTGTGGGCGCGATGTTCTCGGCCAGGTTCCGCTGGGCGGTGGTCAGGATCTCCTGCTGTTTCTCCTGCAAGGTGATGATCTGGTCGATGAGCTGTGAGTCCTTGGGTACGGTGACTGCCCGGGTGCCGTAGTGTACGGTGACTGCCCGGGTGCCGTAGTAAGATCCGACGTAGAGCACGACGATTGCCAGGATGATGCCGACTGCGATAACGACTTTTTTCATGTTACCTCCTAGTTTAGGTTGATGTTGATGATCACGGTGCCCGGGGGCACGGTGTCATTGCCGATGAGGGTGATGGTGTGTACCTCGCTGGGCGCCGATACGTTTCCTGCCGAGTCCACCGCTTTCGCCGCAACGTGAACGACGAGAACCTCGTTGTCCGGGGGTACGAGCGAGAACGACGGGAGCTGCAGGCCTGTAACGGGACCATTGACGCTGGCCTGGGTGAGGGTGTCCTGGGTGTCCGCGTCGAAGAGGATGATCTGCACGGGCAAACTTCCCTCGGGCAGGCCGTTGGCCTGTAGGCCGTCCCAACTGCAGGTGGCGATACAGTCTGCCGCCTGTGCTGCAGACGCCAGGATAATGCTTGCCAGAATAATGCCGATGAGCCTTTTCATAATGCCTCCTTGGGTTTGGTTTATCTGGGTCCGAGATAGTCTTTTATTGCCGCTATGGCCTCATCTGCTCCGTAGCAGACGAGGGCCTTGTATCCCATTGCCTTGAGCCCCTCGAGCCACTCGGTCTGTTCGATGGTGGGTTTGTTGGGTTTTATCTTGAGCTCGATGACCAGGCCGTGATGGTCGCCGCGGGGGACGGGCAGCCAGATATCGGGGACGCCCTTGCGGTTGCCGGCTCGTTTGCACTTGACCGCAAGGCCTACGGGGAGCTTTACGCCGTTGAGGGTTGAGAAGAGGTAGGCCGTTTCCCAGCGGATCTCGCGGTTTGCCCACTCGAACACGGCGCACTGTTCCCCGTACTCGGAACGACTACCAGGGTTTTTCACGCCAGCGCCCTCTCCACGAAGTCCTTGACCGCTGCGAGCTGTCGCTTGAGCCGTGCGATCTCGCGGTCCTTGTCCTGGATGATGCGCGCCTGCTTCACCACCTGCGCCTTGTAGGCTTCCCGGTTCCTCTTTGACTTTGCCAGTTCTGCGAATATCCCCATGTCACGCCTCCTGGATCCGCATCTGGCGCTCGTCCGCCGTCCCGTGGGTGCTGTCCTTGATCCGCTCGGCCACCAGGGACATGCTCGTCTTGATGTCGATGCCGCCTGCCGTGCCTGGGGATAATGTCACGCTGAACCCGACCTTGAGCGCCTTGGGTGTCCTGGCGTAAGCTGCGTCTATGGCCGACTGGTAGGACTCAAGCAACTGCCCAACCTGCTCCCTGATCTCCGCTATTGCTTTGGGTCCGAACATATAGCCTCCTATATCCCGAGCTTGTCTGCGAGCTGCAGCACGGGTTTTCTCTTCTTGGTTTTCTGCTGGTTCATCTTCTGCTTTGCGTACTGAGCGAACCTGTAGGCGATAACGTCAGGCGGGTTGCCCTCGGCGGCCAGCTTGTCGGCCACGGGCTGAAACAGGGCGATAAGGTCGGTGTAGGTGTAGGCTCCCATCATACTTCTCCCTGCTCGTAGAAATATTTTCCGTGTTTGATGAGGTTCACGGTCCTCTGGAAACACCCCGTCCTGCGATGGAACTCAACCCTGAGCTGCCCCTCGTTGTCCCCTGTTCTCTGGATCATAAACACACTGTCAGCTTCCTGGGCCACGAATGAGCTGTCCCGGATGCTGATATACGAGAGGTCAGAGCCCTCGCCTCCGGGCTTGGTCGTATGGCAGAGCAGGAAGATGACCAGCTTCTTTGCCACGGCAAGGCCCTTGAGTCTCCTGACTACGTTGCCGATGGTAAGGCTCATGTTCGCTCTCTGTACCAGGTCGAAGAGGTAGTGCAGATGGTCGATGAACACGACCCGAGTGTTGAACTTGTCCAGGCTCTCGATGATCTTGCCCTCTACCCAATCCATCGACCTTGCCTTGAGTCCATCGGGAAGGTAGAACAGGGGGAAGTCCTCTTCCTCGAAGCAATGCACGAACTGCCTGGGCGTGACCTCGTAGGAGAACCACAGGGAATGGTACTGCTGGTCACAGAAATTCCTTGTGAGGGTTTGGCACAGGGTAGTCTTGCCGTTCTTGGTGGGTCCTGACACGGCGTAAAGCTCCCCATCGTTGAAGTTCTCGATTGCCCGATCAAGGGATGGCATCTTCGATCGGATGTTCACCAGGGGCCTTGCCTCTCCCTGCTCCTTGAGCTTATTCAAAAGCTCGTATGATGAGATTATCGGGTGAGAGTCTTCCTGTTTAGCTGCCTGCACGTTTCACCTCCTCACGATAGACTGCAATGTTCTCCATCTCCTGCCTGATTATCTCCTGAGACAGGGCCATGTTGTTCCAGATCAGCTCCAGGGTTTCGAGGTCTGCCTGATTCACTCGGTCCCGGATCTTGCTGTCCAGGGCAAGCATCTCCTGGTGGAGCCTGATGGATTCCTGTGCCATCTTGATGAACTGTCCGTAGAGGTCTTTGACTGTGGTGTCCGGTTCGGCCTCTGCTTTTGCTATGGCCTTGTCTGCCTGCTCCCTGAGATATTCCTTGCTCCGGTCGATGACAGTCATGATTGCCACCCCTTGTTGATGATTGATGGGGCTGTTTCCGTCTTTTCAATCTCATCCGTCCACCGCTCATTTTTTATCCATCGTTCAGGATATGGCCATTCAGGGATAAATCCCTTTGCGGTCTTTCTCCACTCGATCTGATTTTTGAGCGCAGATAGGATCATCTCGACAGTTCCGTTTTCGGCATGAAGTTTATTCCATGCGATGACCGCTTTTTTCTTCTCCCTATGGACGGGATACAGTGACCAGAAGAGATCGAAACCAGCCGAAGGCGCAATATTCTTTTTCTTTGTAGTAGAAGATGAAGAAGAAGGGGTTGGATTTTGGTTGTCGGTTTGGTTATCCAAATGAGTTTCGGGTTTTTTAAGTTGAGGGTTGCCGCCTTTCTTCCCAACTTCTTGTCTTATCTTTGATATTTCAATATCCTTAACCATCCTGCGAGAAATTATGGTTATGTTTTGGTTATCCAAAAGGCTTCCACTCGCGATGCCTTTTTCGATCAAAATTTGAAAAATTTTCATCGTTTTTTTCTGAGTTTTTCTCAAAATGCGGGACCACTCTCCAATAGATTTTGTGGCTTTCCCCTCTGTCCACCAGAGTCTACAGCACACGCGAATCCACGCTCCTTCGACCTCAAGGTCTTGGTCGTCCAGATCCCTCGTCCAGTCTGACGGATAAAACTGAAATGCCGGATTTTTTCCCATGATATGATCTCCCAAGCGCCAGGACCACGGGTTGGGAGATCGCATGGGAAAAGCAACGATCCCCGTCATCCTGGCACTTGAAAACCCTATCCACCGAACGCCTCCCTCAGCTGCTCCTCCGTCATGATGCGGATCTCGGCCAGGCTCAACTTAATGCCGCGCTTCTTGGCCCTTCTCATGGCACCGTTTCTCATGCCGTTGATGCGCTGTTCTTCTTTGCCGCTGTCTCTCCACCAGTCTTTCATGTCGTATGCCATCGATTACCTCTCAGAAAAAATATCCCCCGGCCACGCAGTACCCATGCGTTGGTTTTGACCGGGGGCCGCGAAGTGCATTGCACCTTTGTGGTCTGTAAAAAGTGGGGGCCTTGCGACCCCCAAAGGAGGTTTGAGGCGTCGCTCGGACGCCCGTATACTGTCCCCGCATGTGGTGCGGAGTTGCGAGGCAAAAAGTCCCGGCCAGGCCGTAGTACCCGACCGGGAAGAGGAGGGCAATATGGCATCGCCCGTGAGGACTGTCTTTATCATGCCCTTAGCAATCAATTATCACCAATGCTCTTTTCTCTACGCCAAATATCTTGGCAAGTTCAGGAACCTTGGCTATGCTCTGTGACGAAATCATGTAGGCATAGCCCTGCCGGGACTTGTACCCAAGGAGTTTGACCAGATCCCTGGTCTTCAACTTGTGGCGTTTTCTGAGCAGATTGACCATTTCCACATCGAGTTTTGCTATCATGCCATAAAAATAAATAACAAGATGCGGCTTGTCAATAGGCAAGTTGATTATTTTTATAACCATTGAATATATTGTGGGTTATATTTTTCGCAAAAATATGTTAAGAATGCTCTTGACATTATCCGATAGATTCTTATAATAGGCAGTATCATGATATGCCGCAAGGCAAGGGAGGGACGCTATGAACAAGAAACCCATAGTCGAACAGATCACCAGTTCACCGGAGTACAAAGCATTCATGTCCGCATTCTTGCGGGAGAATAGGGAGGGATAAACCATGGCGACCATCGAAAACACCAGACTCTACCGCGAGACCGTGCGCGTCATCCTTGAGGATTGGGATGAAATCATGAAGCGCGACGGAACCGACACCTGCCCGATCTGTTATCGCCGGGAATATATGTCTGAAGCATCGGCCGATCAAGCTGGCTACAGGGACGACTTCTGCGAGTTGTGCGACGAGATATTTCCCGAAATCGTGAAGGCGCGCTCTGTTAATGATCGGAGCGGCCCCTGCCCCTGTTTCGTCCTCAAGGACGAGGCCGCCGTCATATCCCGCGCCTGTGCCTATGTGGACGACCCCGAAAAGGAGGTGTGACATGGGAAAGCTCGGCTATTGGATCGTGAACCACAAGACCAAGACATACATCGAGATCGGCCCCGCTGAGACTGAGGAGGGCGGAGGCATGACCTCCCCTTCCCCTCTCCGTTTCCTGTGGGCGGTCCTGCTGATGTTCGTTGCGGTAGGATCGCCCGATAACTGGCCCATGTCCAAGACGTTCTTATGGGGCATCGGATGGACCGGACTCGCCGGTGTCATCCTCTGGCCCCTCACCAACTACGCTCTTAGATTTTGTTTCTGAATCCCGCGCGGATCATGTATATTACTAATATCATTGCTTTTTATTTTTTTATCAAAATGACGATTGGGGGTTGACATTACCTAACGATAGGATTATTATATACCCATGATCAAAAATAAATCACAGGAGGACGTTATGGACACTATGCAGATCGAGTCTCAGGTACAGAGTTTAGTGGTATCTAACATGGTCGCAATCGGTGGGCGCGAATGGATCAAAAACGAGATGCACAGGGTGTATTTCAACCTCGATGTAACAGTCCCCGCGCTGGGATTGGTCCTCTCGTTTTACAACACCGGAAACATTAGCCGTGCGCTGCTCAATGGCGAGACAATCAGTAATTGTGAGGCAACACGCATACTCCACTCCATTGATGGGAAAATCTGGTACGACGTCAAATCCGATAAATGGTACTCACAGGGCGTGAGCAGTCAGTATTCGCACGATATTATCGCTGGGATCAAATCCAGGTTATCCACAGCGGGACAGGATGAGGTGTAATCATGAGGGCCCACACCCACTACCAGAAAATGTTGTCCGACAATCCAGATGCAACAATCGGTTTCTCCCTCGCCGCCGATATGGTTTACGCCGCTCGGCACAATGTCATCAATCGTGCTGAAGCTCACGGTCAGGATGAATGGAAAACCATTGCCAGGAATCTCAAATCCCGCTACGGCGAAAACCTCACGGTTGAGCAGGTACTATCCGAGATGGCCCCAGCTAAAATTGCTGCCGCCGCCCTCGGCTCCATCTCCACACCGAAAAAGCAGACATCCAGCCGGGCAAATGGCCGCCTCGGTGGTCGGCCGAAAAAATCAGCCTAGCACCCCAAGAGAAGGAGGCCCCATGTCAAACCACAAAGTCACAATCCGTTACGGAGAGCTTGACCTCGAAGTTCATGTCTATGTCGAACCGCCGGAACGGGAAACCGGAACCGGCATGCTCATCGACATCGAGGAAATCCACCTGACACGGCAGTATTACAACCGGGACGGCGTGGAGCTGGACACGGGATTCGATGACTTCATTTTCGACCGGTACGACAAGGACCAGCAGTTCGCAATGGTTCTGCAGGACCTCGTCAGGACGGCCCTGGAGGAAGGCGCACGGCAGAGGGTGGAGGACGTTGACCACTATCCGAAGTTCGACATGGTGAAGTACGCACGACAGGTCTGCACCCGCCCGTGCATCGACAGGAGGGCGGTATGACCTACCGTGACACATCAGACGAGGCCCGCCAGTGCGCCCGTGAGTCCTTGTGCGAGGGGTGCGATGGCACAGAGATAAGTTGCCCCTGCCACATGGAGGACAGGTGTGAGGGATTTCAGGACGAGGCAATCAAGATCCAGACAGAAATGGATGAGGAGGGATGAGATGACATTCAGACAGGCAGAGAAGAAGTTGGCGGCCATAGCCGCGCAAGTGGGCGATTGTCATGCCGTTGAGTACCAGCGATTCACCCTATCCAGTGAGCGTGTCGAAACCAAATGCGTCCTATACATCGGCAAAGTCGGCCACTTTGAGGGTCCCACATGGGAAGTGGCATTCACGAATCTCGATCAGAAGTTGAATCCCTCGAAGTACATTGAGAGGATGCCGGAGGTATCAGCATGAACGGACCAATGACATGCGAGAAGTGCCGGTTCTTCCATGTGGAGAGTATGTCATGCCATAGATACCCGCCATCGTTCCGGGCCCCGGACGAAGTTCCTCACGACTGGTGGCCGGCGGTTAGGCCAACAGATTTCTGCGGCGAGTTCCAGGAATGGCCCAAGGTGGAGGAATCCAATGAATAGACTCTCTCTCGCCGTTGACATCATCGCCCTGGTCCTGGCCGTGACCGTGGCCCTCGGTGTCTGCTCCTACGCAGCATACCGGCACGGGGAACAGGCGGGGTACAAGCAGGCGCAGGCCGAGCTTATGGTGGGGAGGGTGTGCAAGTGATCTATGATAGCACCCGCCCTCTCCCCAAGGCCCCATCGAAGCTGAACCCTGCCAAGGCACGGGCCGCTATCCGCAGCGAGATAGCCGCCGCCCAACGGTACAAGGAGATATGCGAGGCCGGTGATCTGCCCAAGGTCGAGGCAAAGATAGAGTGCCTATGGAGGGCGTACAGGGGGTTGCAGGGATGATCAGATCAATCCATCAGTCAATGATAAATACATGGCTCAGGTGCGGGGTGCAGTTCGAGCGCCGGTATCTTCTTGGTGACATCATCCCCCCTGGCGTCGCAGCCCGGAGAGGATCGGCGGGGCACAAGGGCGCGGACCTGAACGCCAGGAACATGATCGAGCATGATGGTCAGATAATGCCCCTTGATTCGCTGCAGGATGCAGTCAGGGATGAGTTCGTGAGATTGGTCAAGGAGGAAGGCGTATTCATCCCCCAGGCTCAACTGAGCGAGAAGAACGCCATCCTGAACGATAATCTCAACCAGGCCGTGACCGCCATGGAGAAGTATCATTCCGATGTGGCCCCGATCATCAAGCCGGTTGCATCGGAGCTTATGGTACAGGCATACATCGGCCTTGATCTGCCCATAGCAGGAACTATCGACCTGGCAGAAGACAGGCGAATCCGTGACCTGAAGATCCGGGGGAAGGCATCGAACAGCGAGGCAGCCGCCACAGACATCCAGCCGTCATTCTACTATGAGCTCTATCGGGCGCACTTCGGGTTCTACCCTGACGAGTTTGTTTATGATGAGATCATCCCGCTCAAGACAAAGACGAACTACAGCCCGATACCGACCACCAGGGACAAGGCATCGATGGCACGGTGGAGGCTCTACCTTGAGGCGTTCCTCCGTGACCTGAATGCTGGCATCTTCAGGCCGGCCGATCCTGGTCACTTTTTGTGCTCGAAATTATGGTGCGGGTACTATCAGACCTGCCCCTACAAATCGAAAATAGCCGCATAAGGAGGGAATCAATATGGAAGCAGCAAAACAAGGTGAGATGGTTGATTTCAACGAGGCAAAGGTATTCACGGGAGCACCTGCAGACACGGCTATGGACCTGATCGCAGGGGGCCGCGCCATGGTGCAGTCAAAGGCCGGATACCATACGGCTGTCCGGGTACAGAAGGCCCGGGATCTGGATGATGTGGTCAAGGCCGTGAAGAAGGAAGCGGAGTATGCGGCCGACAACTTCTATTACCGCTGGCCCGTGAAGGACAAGAGGACCGGGAAGACAAAGAACGTGGAAGGTGGAACCATCGGGTGCGCCCTGTCCATCGCCCGGAACTGGACGAATTGCGTGATCACCATGGAGGTCGAGGAGCACCCCGGGTACTGGATATTCACGCCGTCATTTGTGGACCTTGAAACGGGATTCACGGTCACAAGGTCATTCAAGAAGACGAAGCCCAAGAGTGCTCCCGGCAATTTCGAGCAGGACAGGTGGGAAGATGTGGCGTTCCAGAAGGGGCAGAGTCAGGCCATCAGGAACGTGGTGTTCAACGGTGTCCCTCAGTGGCTCAGGAATGAGGCCATCGAGGTAGCAAAGCAGGCAGCCCTGAACCATATCAGCAGGGACGGTATCGTCAAGTCGAGGGACAAGGCCATGGGGTTCCTGTCCGGGTACGGCATCACCGAGGACAGGGTGAGGTCCGTCATCGGGAAAGCCCTGAATGATTTCACCGCCCAGGATGTCCAGACCATCAGAAACCTGTGCCAGCAGATCCAGAACGGCGATGTCTCGGCAGACGATGCCTTCCCGCCAATCGAAACGGACCAGAAAGAGGACAAGCCCAAGACCCGCACCAGGAAGACCGAAACCACCGAGGAGCCCCCGAAGACCAACGGCAACGGGAAGGGCAAGATCACCGAGGCCGATGCACAGGAGATCGACAAGAGCCTGTCTGAATTCCAACTGTCAGTGGCCGCATTCAAGCGAGCCTTCGACATCGAGAACATCGTTGACCTGCCAGCGGACAAGATGGAAGAGGCCCGGAAGTGGATCAACACGGAAGTTGACAAGCTCGGATAGTAGACCCCTCCACCGGGGCGCTACCACAGGCCCCGGATTTTGAAAGGAGTAGAGATGAAGCGGTATAATCATTATGCATATTGTGAAACCTGTGACGGGGATGCGCAATCATGGATGGAAGAGGAAGACGACGGCGAGTACGTCAAGCTGGCCGATTATCAAGACCTTGAGCAGAAGTACAAGGATTTGCTCATGGTCATGGAGGAGCAGTACATCCCGAGGCCGGACCCGGAGGAGGCGAGGAAGGCGGTGGAGAAGGTGAAGCGGCTTGTGAAAACACAATGCAAGTCTTTCAGACGGCATGGACTGACTGAAGAGATAGCCGAAGCCGAGGCAGCCCTCCTGCGGCTCATGGGGGTGGCGCGATGAGCGATCCGATTGATGAGTTGAAGATACTGGATCAAGGTGGATACTGTGTGCACCTGGGGTATCGTGCCATCCTAGCACTCGCCTACCGCCTCGCCGCCCTTGAGCGCACGGTCAAGGACTACAAGGAGGCCGTGGACATGGTGACAGCGTGGGCAGATGAGCGGGACCGGCAGGCATACGAGAAGGCGATTAAGGAGATACCGGACGAGCCCGACTACTGCACATGTGACCATGAGACTGACACATGGTTCGACCGCTCTTACACCATAAACGCCAAGGGCGAATGGGAGGGGCCATACGAACGCTGCTGTGAGTGTGGCAAGGAGAAGAAGGCGATACCCGATGACGAGTGGGACGGTTGCCCGGACACCGACCCGCAGTCCTGCCCCTCCTGCGGCTGGCCGCTGGACGAGGACGGGAATTGCGCGAATGAGGAGTGTAAGCCGAAGGATGCTGATGTCGTCGGAAAGTACCGGGACAAGATACTGAAGATAATATCAGAGAACATGGTCATAAAGATACCAATGCCAATAGACCATGTTGACTTAGGGAGCATCCTCGCCGACCTCATAGCCGAGGTGACGAAGTAGATGACAACCCCCGCCGCCACAGAGTTATACAAGCTCCGCATTCTTTCTCTCGGTGCTGGTGTGCAGTCTACCGCTATTTTTCTCATGTCCATAAAGGGACTTCTCCCCAAGCCCCACCTTGCAATCTTTGCAGATACGGGATGGGAAACCATGAAGACGTACCAGCACCTTGAATGGCTGGAGCAGATGGGGAAGGAGCATGGGACACCGATTGTGCGGGTGGAGGGAACAAAAAACGGGATGAATCTCAGGGAGAGCGCGATAGATAGTTATGGGTTCGTCAAAATGCCAACTCATTCCGTAGGATGTAATGGAAAATCCATTGGTAGACGGGAATGCACCTATGATTTCAAGATTCAACCCATAAAAAGAAAATTGCGCGAACTCCTCGGTCTTCACAAGGGCCAGAGAGCGCCACAGGGGGCCGTTGAACAGTGGATTGGAATTTCTATGGACGAACTGAGAAGGACCAAAACATATCGCCCTGATCGTATGTCCAACATGAGATTTCCCCTCATCGAATGGATACAGATGAACCGACAGCAGTGCATCCAGTGGATAGACAGAAACTTCCCCAACCATGTCCCGCCGAAATCATCCTGTATTGGATGCCCCTACCATACGGACCACGATTGGAGACTGCTCACCCTTGAGGAATTTAGTGATGCTTGTCTAGTAGATGATGCGATAAGGAGAGACACGCGCCAGAAACGTAAGGCGTATCTACATTTTTCCTGCATTCCCCTTGCGGATGTAGACTTCACCGACAACCAGATGAGGCTCTTCGATGTCGAGGACGAGAAGAACAGCCTGATATTAACAGGACTTAGCGAGATATGATGACAACCCCCGCCCAGATGGAGTACACTTCCAGGCCCCGAGTTCGGGGAGGAGGTGTAGTCATGGATGGGGGGATATATACCAGAGAAAAGTGCTCTATTTGCGGCAAGGTGATGAGGTACAACGGTAGGTGGTGTTCCTGCCCGGACCACCCAACGAATCGCGCCAGGACGTATATAGTGAAGTTTCCGGGGGGCATCTACAAGACATTCGTTAATCTGACCGAGGCCGAGCAGGAGCTTAACCATCTCAGGCATGAGAAGGCCGAGCGTGGGCGGGACTTCAACCCTGACGATTATCGGAGTCTGCGCCCAAACTCATTCGCCGCCCTTGCACCGAAGTACCTGGAGGTCAAGCGGCAGGACGGGCTACGATCCATCGGCAAGGTGTCATTCATGATCAATGCGGCATCTGCCCACTTCGGCAGAATCAACCTGCGGGACATCACGGGTGGGATGATAGCCGACTATCTCAGGGGCATACCCGGCATATCCCAGAAGACCCGCCACAACCACATGGCGCAGCTTCGGAACTTCTGGCGGTGGTGCCTGTCCAGGGGGGATGTGATCACCCTGGCAGAGTTTCCGGCGTTCCCTGACATCAAGTACGAGTTGGGATACCGCAAGATCCTGACATGGGAGTTACAGGAGAAGGTGCTGAATAAGCTCAAGGAGATCGCCCCGCCGAAGGTGTGGCTTGGCTGCGACATGCTTGCAACCTACACGGCACTGAGGCCCGATGACCTGAGAAGGATAAGGGAAGGAGATTTCGATGGGGAGTGGATACACTTATGTAATCCCACTAAACTTAAAAACAGATTCAAGCATATCCACCTACATCAAGATCATGTGGCCGCCTGGAAAGGATTACAGAGAGAGTATCCCGCCATGCCTGACATGCCATTCTTTCGGCATCACGGCAAGGTCCGTGGAACCGTCAGGCGCAACCTCGTCTTCGGCCCCCGTCACCTGTCCGACTGGTGGAACAAGGCGTGTAAGGCGCTAGGCATCTCAGGCGTCCCACTCTACCCCGGCACCAAGCACACCACGGCCACGGAAACGGCCAAAATGCTAGGGGCAGACCGGGCATTGAAGGCGTCAGGGCTTACCAACAAGGCGTTCGACCGCTACTGCCAGGTTGAGAACACGGACGCCTACGAGGTTGTCAGGGAGATACGGGAGAGGAAAAAAGGCGAAGTCGTGCCAATGAAAAGGATGGAGGAGAAATGAGCCTAGAATATATCAGGAGGAAGAGGGAAGAGGTTGTAAAAATGAGAAGGGAGGAGGGATGAAGGTATATGTTGCTGGTAAATACTCCGATGATAATGTGCTCGGAGTTCTTGGAAATATCGCTAGGGGTATCCAGTTATGCAAAAGCCTGTTTCTCATGGGACATGCCCCATTCTGCCCATGGCTAGATCATCAATATGTTCTTCATATGACAGATGAGGAAAGGAAGTCGTTGACTGTCTCCATGTTCCACGATTATTCTTTGCAATGGCTCGATGTTTCAGATTGTGTTCTGGTTATACCGGACAGGATCGAGACAAGCCGAGGCGTACAGAATGAAATTGCAAGGGCAAAAGAATTGAACATCCCGGTATTCTATTCAATGGAGGAGATGTACGACTATGAGCACGGACTATCAGAAGTTTTTAGAGGATAAGCAGTTTAATATTCAGCCAATGGGATTTGACATTCCGCTGGATGAAATGAACCCTATGCTGTTCGGGTTTCAGAAAGACATTGTGCGGTATGCATTGCGTCGCGGCAGGCTCGCGGTATTTGCAGACTGCGGCCTTGGCAAAACACCGATACAGCTTGAATGGGCGCGGCATGTTCATACAAGAACCGATAAGCCTATCTTGATATTGGCTCCGCTGGCGGTTTCAAGACAGACCATCAGGGAGGGCAAGAAGTTTGGGATAGTCGTTTCTCTCGCGAGGGAGAACACAGATATCATTAACGGCATTAATATTACCAATTATGAGATGCTGCACAAGTTTGACACGTCGGTTTTTTCTGGTATCGTTCTCGATGAATCGAGCATCCTGAAATCATATACCGGGAAGGTCCGAACGCAGATCATAGAATCATTCACGGGTACTCAATTCAAACTGGCATGTACTGCCACGCCAGCCCCGAACGACTACATTGAGCTCGGCAACCATGCTGAATTCCTTGGGGCCATGACCCGTGCAGAAATGCTCGCCATGTTCTTTGTGAATGATGCGAGTGACACCGGAACATGGAGGCTCAAGGGCCATGCCCAAGAACGGTTCTGGGAATGGATGAGCCAATGGGCTGTTATGCTCAAGAAACCGTCGGACCTTGGCTATTCTGATGACGGGTTCGTGCTGCCCTCATTGGAAGTACATGAACACACCATAGAAGCCGACGCATCACAGGTTGGGCATTTGTTCGCCGTGGAGAAACTGACACTTTCCGAGCGCAGAGCCGCCCGTAAGTCTACGCTTGAGCAGCGAGTAGAGGAAATAGCCAATACGATCAACGGGAGCGATGAGCAATGGCTCGTATGGTGCGAACTGAACGCGGAGAATGACGCCCTGGCAAAGCGTCTTCCCGATTCGGTACAGATCAAGGGTAGCGATGCCCCCGAACATAAAGAGGCGTCCATGATCGGTTTTGCCAATGGAGATATACGGGTTCTCGTAACCAAGCCATCAATATCCGGGTACGGCATGAACTGGCAGAACTGCCACAATATGATCTTCGTTGGCCTGTCAGATTCTTACGAGCAGTATTACCAGGCTGTTCGTCGATGCTGGAGATTCGGCCAGCCGAACACAGTGAATGTCCACGTCATCGAATCGGAGCTGGACGGGTGTGTAATATCAAACCTTCGCCGTAAGGAGAAGGCTGCTGAGGAAATGAGCATGAATATGGTGCAGCACATGGCAACCGTTACGGCCGAGGAAATGAAAAGCGTTCATAGATTTAGGGATGTCTACCGCGAGCACACCGAGCATGGTGATGGGTGGACCATGTATCTAGGGGATTGCGTAGAAGTCACTAAAACGATACATGATGATTCTGTTGGGTATTCAATATTCAGCCCTCCTTTTGCCCAACTGTTCACTTACACCAGCAGTCACCGCGACATGGGAAATTGCAAGAATGATAAAGAGTTTGCCGCCCACTTTGATTACCTGATCGGTGAAATCAAGCGGGTTCTTATGCCAGGAAGACTTGTATCCATCCACTGCATGAACCTGCCAATGACCATATCAAGGGATGGAGTGATCGGCATGCGAGACTTCAGGGGGGATATAATCAGGATGTTTGAAAAGCATGGTTTCATATACCATTCCGAGGTTTGTATCTGGAAAGACCCTCTTCTTCAGGCCGTCAGAACAAAGGTCTTGACGTTGGCCCACAAGCAGATCAGCAAGGATTCATCAAGGTGCGGGAATGGTTTTCCTGACTATGTGGTAACGATGAGAAAGCCCGGTGATAATTATGAGCCCATTTCGCACGGAAGAGGATTTGAATACTATGTGGGAGAGCGACCAGAGCCTACCGCCGAGAAGTCAGATGATGCCAGGGTGAATAAATACAGCCATGAAGTATGGCAAAGATACGCCAGCCCGGTATGGTTTGATATTCGGCAAACGCGCACATTAAATGAACGAGCCGCACGGGAGCACCAGGACGAGCGCCATATCTGCCCGCTGCAACTTGACACCATCGAAAGGTGCCTTAACCTGTGGAGCAATCCTGGGGATGTTGTCTTCTCTCCGTTCGCTGGAATCGGGTCAGAGGGTTACGTTTCATTGCAACTGAACAGGATGTTTATAGGCATCGAATTGAAAGAGGCATACTTCAACGAATCATGTCGCAATCTCAGAAAGGCGAAGTCCGATCTCAACCAGGGTACGTTATTCGAGGAGATGGAGCCTGTATCTGACCTGTCACAGAAAACAGGTGGTGAAAAGTAAGGAAATATGCGGAAGCCGTTTCATCACCCATAAATGGGCCTGTTCTTGTCGCATAACAGGCAAAGGCCAGGTGCCATTCCACGGGCAACCGGCGAACAATCCGCGAATTTGCAAATGCAGCCCTAACGTGGTAACAGGAGGAACCATGCTGTACCTGTGGAAGCTGTCGATAGAGTGGGTTCTGGCTTATCCGCGGTCGGCGCTGATTGCTGATGTCGCAATAGCCGTGCTCATGGTGTTCGCTGTCGGGCTGCTCATAGCCTATAAGGCTACACCGAGGAAGCCATGACCGGCCGCACCGCCCTGAAACTCCTCGTCGCACTGGTCGTGATCTGGCTACTTCTTGCTACCCGCCTCGGCCTCATTTAGGATCTGGTACTTTCTCAGGTTCAGGATCGCCGCATCGAGCAGTTTCATCCCGGCCATACGGTCGGCATTCTCCTTAATCATGCGCTTCATGATCCTTGCCAGCCGTGCAGCTTCAAGGGGCGTCTCTACCTGCTTCGCCCTCTCCTGAATGTCGGCTATGCTTTTCAGGCCCTCGTTGTACTCCTTGGTCGATTCTGCCTTGAGCTGGGCCAGGGATGCATTGAACAAGGTGTATGCCGGGAGATTGTTTCTCAGGGTATCCTGGTAGACTTCTTTCAGCATCCTCTCGTCGCCCTTGGCCACGGCAACCTTGAACAGTTCCATGGAGCGATACCGGGTCATGCCCTTAGAACTTGGCATGGCGAGGTCTGTTGCATGGAATTCCTTGTTCTCATCGAACATGGTCCTTGAACTGAACGGGAACGGTGATTTAAGGATGGTCTTCGCTATCCCGTAGACCTTATCCCAGCCCTCTTTCCCGTTGATGTCGTCGTTCCTGAACCCGGACAGGGACGAGCCGGTCAGGATGGATGATGCGAGCTGAAGGGCCGGTGCCATCTTGCCGCCGATCTTCTTGATGGTCGCGCTGATCGGAGAGAAACCGGTATCATCGAAGAACATTTCGGGAAGCTCCCTGAACTGCTTGCCCCATCGGACGTATCTTTCCGTGCCGTCGTCGTACCTTCCTGCGAACAGGTGCGTCTTGTGGCCGATGGCATTGCCAGCCATGGTTCTGTCGAAAAAGCCGCGCTCTTCGCCCTCGTAGTATTCCGGGTGTTCCTTCTCGTCCCTCTTCCTGTTCATGTAATTGAGCATATTGATGCCCAGACCGAAGTACAAGCCGGCCTTGATCCAGAAATGGGCGCCCATCTTTTTCCTGAGTGCGCTGCCTGCTTCCTTGTGAATCGTGCCGATGCCGGTAGGGGCAAGGGCCTGCCGGAGCGTGGAGAGGGTCCAGTCCGGGGAGAGCAGGAACCAGGACATGAGCTGAAGGGACTTGGGGCTCACCATGAGGACATCCCAATTCTGGCCGCCGAACGTGTCATTCACGAACTGAGCTATCTCCTCCTTCTGTGCCTTGATGTCCTTGGTGGGGTCCATCTTCGCGCACAGGGACTCATAGCCCTGCAGCTTCAGGGTATCATGCAGGTAATTCCAGAGGGCCTTATCCCAT